TAGAAGGCCAAGTTGGTTCTGATTCATTTGTCCAAAAACGTTATAAGGCGTCGCGGCGCCCTGTAGATACTCTTGAATGCCGCCAGACTGAATCCCCGCTCCTTGCCCGACACCCTGGCCAATCTGCCCCATGAATCCACCCGCGCCTTGTGCCCCCTGCAAAGCGCGCTGAAGCATGTTGTTCTGCCAATCGATGTTGAAATTATTCATCGTCTGGCCCATGACACCCGCGCCGTAGGGCGTGCCGCCAATACCCGACGCTGCCTGTTGTGCGCGCTGCTGGTCCTGCATCTGCTGCGCCGTGCGCGAGTAAAGAGCCTGTTGCGGATCGAACCCCATGCTCAACAAAGCTTGCACATCAGGCAGCATGCTAAGACTGTTCTGCATGAGCTGGCCGCCAGCACCATAGGCGCCCTGTCCGGCCTGCATTCCCATCTGCCCGGCCTGCCCCCCGCCTTGCTGGTACATGCCGGCATAGGGGTTGTTGACGCCCTGCTGCGTGAGGTTCTGAAATTGCCCGAGGTTCTGGCCTCCGAGATTGTATTGCCCGAGCTGCTGCGTGCCGTGCAGCGCTCCTTTATCGGCTGCCGTCGTACCCGTAAGCTGGTAGGGATTAGGGACGTTGACATTGCTGGACGGAAGAGCGTTGCTCATTTCTTCACCTTGACGCAGCATTCATGAGGAGACGCGCATTCGCCTCGCCTCTCACAGTGTGTACTTGGGCAGCGCTTCCACGGCTCCGGGGCACGTCTTGTCGCCGGCTCCATTTTCAGGACATTGCTCATAGCCATTTCCCATAAAGGACTTCTTCAGGACAGTATCCCATCCGATCGAACAGGATATACGTTCGCTGACTGAGCATCCGAGAGGCGAGAATTTTCTGCACGCCCAGCTCTTTCAAAAGCGCCTCGTTGCCACGAAGCAGCTTGTAACCCGCCAACCCCAAACGGCTGGCAGGATGCAGCCAGTACATGGTGATGGAGCCCGCAGGCACGCTCTGTTTATGATGGTGCGGCCCGATGATCGTAAAGACGTAGCCGACTAATGCAGCACCGTCCCTGGCAGTGTAAACCACAAGACTGCCAGAACGATCAGCACCGAGATAATAATCCCAGTTAACGTCAACATTTGTACGCTTTGCATCGGGATCAGTCTCTTTGAAATGCTGCCTGAGCAAAGGCAAAAGCTCCCCATCGCGGAGGAGCTTTTCAAGCCGTTCGCGCTGATACGTCAGTTCAAGCGTTTCGCGGTCCGAGCGTTCCTTGGTTGGGCTGGGTGCTGGACCGTGTTGCGTCTTGCTTGACTGTGGCTGAAGTGGGCGGACGGGTGCTTGCATCGCTGGCACTCGGGCTCTTGGTTGAAAGGCCGGAAAGCATGTCGTTCTTGGCCATCGTCGTCTCCTGGAGAAAAGGGCCGCCTCGCACTAGTACCTAAGAGGCGGCCCTTTGAGGCTTGTCGATAGTGTGCAGAAGCACCCTATCAGAGATCAGAAGTCCGCGCTAGCCGTGATCACTCCCGTGCCTCCGTTCGAGTACAAGAACGAAGCCACGCCAGCGGCAGGAATCGTCGTTGCAGCGCAATTGACCAGGAAGCTGTCCAAGCCGGCAACCGTGCTCGCCACCGTAGCTGCAGCCGTCAACGTGGTGCAAGCGCCAAGCGTAGCTTGCGTCGTTGAAGTCGGGGAAGCAAACCCATTGGCAAATGTCAGAGTTGGCGCCCTGAACATAGTCACGGGAGTCTTGATGATGCAGTTAGTGTGCGTAGTGTCCACTGCCGAGCAAGGAGCAAGTGGAAAGATCGCTGCGCTTTCACTGATGCGGTAGAAAAATCGCTGGGCTTGACGAAGCTCATACGCTGCCGTCTTGAAACTGAAAGTCGAAGGCGTCGTAACACCCGCGCCAATTACTTCTAGCTGCGCTCCGGTCCAGGCAAAGCCGTCCGTAGCTCCTGCACCCGTAGCAGTCGGCGTAAAGCACAGCCCAACGGCCATCTCGGTCACGGTAGATGCCACAACACCAGTTGCAACCGGACGCGACCAAGCCGTTGCGCTCAACGCAGCCGTTGCCGTATTGGCGAGCGTAGCGATGCCCGTCCAAGCCGGCGTAATAGCTGGAGAAGCCGTGGGGGTGCCGAAGCCTTCATCCGTCCCGGTCCCCGTGATAATCACGAGGTTGGCAATCGAACCGTTGTCGGCCGCCATGCCCGCGAGAGCCTGAAGGTAGGCCGAGAAAAGAACCTGCTGGCCAGAAAGTTTAAGCACGTCCGCAGTGGGGAGTTCCTGCCAAGTGCATATTGGCTGCGTAAGAGCGCCCGACGTGCGGAACAACGTCATGGCATTTTTGAAACCCGCAGGCGGCGTCGGCGTCGCCGTAATCACCTGCTGCCGGCCCGCGCCCACGGCTACGTTGGCTTGGCACCCCCAGCGATCAGCCCCATAAGCGGCGGACGTAATTGCCGCGTTGGCTGCGCAAGTGACAACACCCGTGCCGCGCGCCGTGATCTCCAACGAACCATTGTCGAGCAAATTGCGATCGTTGGAAGTGAACTGCCCCATCGTCGCAGGCGTAATGCCAGAGTTAATCTGGTTGATCAGATTGTTCAACGACGCGTTGAGCTGACTGGGGTCCTGCGGCCCCGTGATCAAAGGAATATTGGCGGCGTAGGCAACCGCAGCGGTCACAGCCACGGCGGCAAAGGCAGCAAGAGCTTTCTTGAACTTCATGGCTTTGACCTTTCTTCAGTGGTTCGAACCTCTTAGCACAGATCAGTTGGCGTTGACAGCATCTTTCCAACCGTACTGTGCGAGCGGAATGGAAGACGTAATATTGCACCAGAAGACGTTGTTGCTCTCCATGAGAATGGGCACAATGGCACTGAGCGCCGTTCCGTTCGTCATAAAAGCTTGCCCTCCATTTGTCCCCGTGTACGTCGCATTAGCCGAAAGCGCGGATAGCCCCGCACCGACTGCTGAGACACTAAAATGGCCAATCACAGCCGTAGACGGCATCCACACTCCCGCACCCGAATCTCCGCGAACAGTTTCGGTTACGTAGGTAGTATTACCCGAGCAAAGCGTACCTTTAGGAACTCCGCTATCGATCACAGGTAGTGTAGTCGCCAGACTCCCACCGCCGACGATGTACCTTGCTTCAGGGCCAGAAATCCTGGTCCCATACACATGTGTTGAATTTAGCGCTTTCATCGCTCCCATTTGACATATGTATTTGTACCCCGAGGGAAAATTCGGAGTAGCCAGAAAAGTTGCAGGAACCGTATTGCTGGCTACCGCACTCCAAGTCGAACCGTCAGATATGGCATACAGATAAATAAAAGCGTTATTGCTAGGCGCCGTTCCATCCATCCCTCCTGCCGTACTGGTCCCGCCCGTTCCCGTAGTTATGGTTATCGACCCGCTCTTGGCCCCTGAATAAAGAGGAACATTACCTGTGGTAAGAAGGTTGGAATTGTTGAATGACCAGTTTATTTGCGTATCTGAAGCCGTAACAACAGACAAACCATTGAACCCACACAAAGGGGTGGGGCTGACAACCGACGTTCCAGTTGCACGATCGTAGTGGATAACCTGCCAATTTCCTGCTCCGAGGTACATCGCAATCGCGTTATCCCCGCTTGCAGTCTGAATGTTATTACTGCCAGGAAGAATCAAACTTGTTACGTTGTTCGTAAGAGTCAGAGAAGTCGTAAAATTTAGACGGTAGAAGGGAAACGTAGTGCTCGCACTTGACCCGAACGAAGTGATCGTGGTATTTCCAGTAAAAGTAATGTTATGACTAGGAATTGTACCAAGATCAGGAGCTGCAGATGAAAGCGACGTGAGGGGGCCAAAGCCCCCATACTGTGCACCACTGTTAACCAGTTGGAACTGCACTCCGTCGTAAATCGCCCAAGTCAAATCATTAGCTACGACTTCACCCCCAGTGAGAGCTTGCGGGCCACTGGGAGATTGCCGGAACAGGTTGACCAGCCCCGTCCCATTGACATTGATCTGCGTCGCCCCCGTGTTCGTGAACCCTGCCGTGAACAGGATGCTGAGGCCATGCGTTAAAGCAAACCCAGTAGGAGAAGGCGAAGCGATCACCTGAGCATTGGCCGACCCCGTGGACGTGCCACCAATATAGATGGACGATCCACCCTGTGCGGTGCTGAGTGGCGTCGTCAGTGCAAGGAGCGCCGTAATGTCATTGTTATTCCCCGCTCCAGCTGCATTGAGGAAGCAGGCGACAGCGGCAGCAAAGTTAGCATTGACCTGATTGGCATCCGCCAACGTCCCAGGAACGAACGTGAAGGGCATCGTACAATTGACACCGGCCGACGCCAGCGAAGCCCACAACGAAAGAAAGAGCCCTAAAAGGAACCTTTTCATCTTTAACCCGTCTGTTGCAGATAGTTGAGCACCTGATAGCGCATATGCAGCCGGCCGATCTTCAACCCTGGCGCCGACAAGCCCGCCGCGAGAAGTGACAAACGCCGGAAGACAAGCGGCCCCGTCCAGTCCATCCGTCGTGGATAGAGCGCATTCCCCAACGTTGTCCCGTTCCAATTGGCGTTATTCCAGTTGAATTGGTTCCAATTAGTAGGCGTGCCTGAAGACGCTATCGTGACTTGATCCAAGGGAACACCGTCCTGATTGAGCGCCGTAACGATCGTTGACTGCCCCGACACCAAAGCCATGTGCAGCGTGCTTTGAATCATGCACACTTCTGCCATCTGGTCCGTATCGGGAAGGTACGAAGTTTGCCAAGCATAGGTAAGAGGAACACCATTCTCAACAAACGTGCTGGTGAACGACTGAAACGGATCGCTCTGAAAAATCACCGCTCCAGCGTTCTGGATCGTAATCAAGAACGTATTTTGGTATTCGAGCCCAATAGACATCTTCGTTGTATGCGGACCCGACCAGAGGGAGCGCACGTCGTCATACCACCACTCTTGCTGTTGCACAGGCCCACCGCCGCCGAACGCGGAAGAAAATCCAGACGAGAACCCGGACCCGATCGCCTGGGCTGCGCCATTCTGCACCTGCACCCGGTACACACCGCTGTTGTAGGACGCAGCCGCGCGAGAAGGGACAAGGATGGAAATGAACGGCACCGTGATCCCATCCCCATCCTTGCCTATGGGGTCGCTTACTTTTGCATTGAAGTCGATCAATCGCACTCCATCCGGGGCCATGAAAAGAAGCCCTTTCTCGGTAGAGCAAACCGTATTAGGAGCAAACGTGCCAGTTGCAACATTCAAAGTATTCTTAGCTAACGTGCCAAAAGCAGCGTCTCCAGTAATCTGGTATATGTTATCGACACTCTTGAAAACCATCAATGCCTGGATAATTCCCCCGAGCTGATTGCTTAGAGCGAGACCAGCAGCGCACGTCAGAGGGTTGTTATCGTCAAAGGTCAAAATCTGATTGGCGTTCGTTATCTGTGTCGGAAGTAACTCGTCAGAAAAATATGCCGCCGGTTGCTGATTTGGCGGGTTCACAAGAAACCAGCACCGACCATTGAAGTTGCTTACCCACTGGGGAGGAAACACGAGGGCAGTCGGCGCTGTGTTGGTCGCGGTCCACGTCAGTGCAAACGGATTGAGAACATCAATGACGCCAAAGAACGCGCCCGCCGCCCCTGTAAAACCTGGATGCGCAACGATGATCTTGGAGCCGATCAGCTCCATGTGTGGGGGGTTCCAATTGCCGAACGTGGCAGGGCTGATTGGCGAGTTCGCTGCTGTCACCCCAGCGATCGGGATGAACATCTGCGTCAGCACGTCATAGCAGAAAGGTTCGTCCCGTCCTGCATTACGTGTGGTAGAAACCATACCATAGACACGAGTGCCAACATTCATCCAGCAAGATATGAAGGTGGCCCCTGCAAATCCATTCGCAGAAAGGTCAGTGATCTTGACAGCGGCCGGACGGCACTGCCATAAATTTCGGGTGGTAGGATCAGGAATGAGATTGGCGAGGTTGGACATGGTTCCAGAACCGTTGCTGGACGCATCCAACGTATCGGAGGCCGTGCGAGGCGCCCAAACCAACGGTGTGCCGGGGAGGGTGGACATCACCAGCCTATGTTCTTGGTATTTTTCAAACGATCGAAATTTCGGCCAAAGCGGCGACGATCAAGCCCAACAGTCTTAACAGCTCCCTCACGATCGCTGGCGTTACGCAGGTACTTCTTCAAGAGAGACAGAGCCCCGAGCGGGTAGCGCTCCTCGTCATCCCCCATGTACTCAGCCTGCCGCTGGTCCCCGGTCAACCCCATGAGGAGCCCAGCCGTCCACCGGATCAAAATCTGCGTGTTGATGAACCATGGGACCGACACAGAAGTTTCCGGCGTTGCAATGTCCGCCATCTGCTTCTGATAACGATGCGTCACTGGATACTGCCCCGAAGGTGGGGGCCACAACAGAATTTGCGCCGGTGAAACCGACAAGTTCGTTGCATAAAATTGCGGGTAGGATTGGAACCCCGGAGTCTGCACAAGCCAATCATATTCAGCCAGAGTAATCTGAATGAGTGGATAGGGAACTCCGTTGATAGTATAGAATATGTCATCCTTACCATCAACAACACGAGTACGAAGATAGTCAGACGGGAGATTATTAATCGTGTTGGTCGTATAAAGCTGCGTGCCCATGGCAGCGTCCAAATCCCAATTCATGCACAAGTCCTGAAGGCATGAATTGAGATACTGGCCAGACTGCGCCGTGAAGCCGGGGCACTTCGCCTCCTGCCTAGCCAGACTGCATATTTGCTGCGCTTGCAGGGGCATTCAGAAGTTCCTCGTACTCCGCGATTTCATTTTCCATCTTAGCGATACCCTCTTTGTACCGCTTCATATTGATTTCCGCCGTCGCCTTCTGCTGCTCCTCCTGCAGGCTGAGCTTATGCGGACCCTTCTTTCCCTTGGCCTCCCACGCAGCCTGCGAACGGCCCTCAATCCGATTGTAGTCCTCAGTGAGCTGTGCGAAAAGTTTCTTCTCGTGCGCGAGACCGAGAACCAAGTCTTTCTTCTTGTAAAAAGCCTCCTGCCGATCGCTTACCCGCCCCAACTTATCCATGAGGTGGTTGAAGGACCGTTCCGGTTG